GTCTTTAATACAATCATTTTATATATAACGTAATAAATAACTTTTTTTGTAGAAATGTATATGCAAAAAAAAAGCACCCCAAAGGATGCTCTTAATTTAATATCAATAAATATTAGTTAGGTGCTATTTGTGCAGCGTTTGAAACAATCAATCCTGAATCTAAAAAGTAAGGAGCTAATTCTTCTTGTCCTTCCATTACTAAAGTAAATCCTGATAAATCACCTGCAGCAGCTCCAGAAACAACAGTTCCAGATACAAATTCCATTCCATTTTCAAGCCCACATAAGAACTGATTACCGTAGTAATCTTCTACACAAACATAAGGTCTTGCTTTAGCTATTTCTTGCAATTCAGCTTGTGTTTTAGCTTCAAGGAATGTTAATGTTAAATTTAATGTTTGAGTATAAAAAGTAGTTCCATTCTCTCTTGAACTTGTTACAGTTGTTTCGAGTGAAGAATTTCCTTTTACATCAAATTGATACCAGTCAGGTTGAGTTCCTGCGATAGTTGTTACTTGTTTTGTAGTAGAATCTACAGTTACACCAGTAATACCACCAAAATCACCAAACCAAACTGTTTTTATGCCACCAAAGGCACTTTTACAAGGTAATTTTCTCCCCGTGTTTAATGTACAAGCCATAGTTTATATTTTATTTTATAAAAAAAGGGTAAGTAAGCATATACCCACCTACCCTAGTTTTTTGGTTAATTTTATTTATTAAGAATAAAGAACAATTTCTGATCCTATTCCGTACTGTACTCCAGCAGTAAATCTCATAATAACTCTAACGTTTTTAGAACCATCAATATCAGCCATATCAATCAATTTTACAAGATTGTAATCTGACATTAATCCAGTTCCAAAGAATAAGTTACTTCTTTGTGCAGCAAACATATAGTTACTTGGTAATCCATTAGCAACAAATATTTTTACACCATCGATAGAAAGGTTTTCACCTCCACCATACCATAGTGTTCCTTTGTTGTCAATACCATTTGCTCCAATAGAACCTACATTTTCAGTTCCAGCAACATTTGATAGAGCAGCATATCCACCTAATGCTCTTACATACGCTTTAGCAACGTTTTGTGATACATAGATAAATAAGTCATCTTTACCATAAAGAGTAGAAGGAATTGCATCTACTACTTTACCTAGTTCAGCAATTACGTTTCCTGAATTAACACCTCCACCTACAGCAGCAACGTCAATAACGTCAGCATCAGCAGTAGCTAAAGTTGTGAATCCATTAAATTCTCCAGCTTGAGCACCACCAAGATTCCCTTGCCAGATATTGCTTTCTGTTGAAGCAGATACTTGTTCTGCAACGTGAGCAATTAAGAAACTTGAAAAATCAGGAGGTAAGTTATCAAAAGCAGAATAGCCCATAGATACTGCACCCCAGTCTGATTCAAATGGTGTTTTACATAATTCAAGATTAACTTGGAATTGTTCTGGTTGAATAATTCTTTCTGTCAATGTTACTGTTCCTGCTGATGTAAAATCACAAGAATCATCTGTAATTAAACCAGAAGTAACTACTTTTTTCATAACTTCTTTAAACTTAATGTTTGGCTTAATTTCAATAGCACCTTGACTTAATGTGTTACCACTCAAAAGAGCAGCAGCAATGTACTTACCTGCAAATTCTCCAGCATAAGTAGTAGTAATAGTTGGTTGTGGCATAATTGTATTATTTTATTTATTTAATTGATTTAATATATAGTCCATTGTAGATGGCTTTCTGTTAGGAGCAATTCTAAAATGTTCTTTTTTTGCATTTCCTGATTCAGGATTATGTTTAATTGGAGCAGCAGCAGGTTGTGATAATTCTTCCTTTAATTGCTCGTTTACTTCTTCGTTAAATTCTTCTTTAACTGTTCTGGATTTAGGTTGTCTTGAAACTTCCATTTCTACTTCTTCTTCTTCCATACTTTTTTCACCCATTCTTGATTTAAGATCAGAAATAGCATCTTCAAGATTTTTAATTCTTTTTTCCATACCTTCCCAGTCTTGTACATCAGCTTCTTCATCCATTTCTTCTTCTTTGTACCCTAAATCTTCAGTTTCATCTTTAGATTCTTCTTCTTTTTGTGGAACATCATCAGATACATCTCTCATATCATCGATAATTCCTTCTTCTTTAACTACGATAAGTCTACCATCTTCTAGTAAGTATTCACCTACTGGCATTGCTACTTTTTCGTCATCAGTAAGAATAAAGATTTCTTTACCTTTTTCAAATGATTCTGCTTCTACACGAGTACCATTTTCTAGTTTTTGTTCTTCAAGTTTTACTTCTATGTTTAAAAGTGTCTTGATTTGGTTTAACATTTCAGTTGATTTCATAATTATATATATAACGTGATTAATTTATTTTTTTGCATTTTCAAATTGTTCTTGATATAACCCCTATACCTTGTGCCCATAAAGAACCATCACAACATTTTACTGAATAAGTATTTTTGTCTTTACATAAACAAGCACGTCTTGATCCTTTAGGACTTGTATAACTTGGAAAAAACTCTTTTTTAGGCATTAGTTAAAATATCTTTTATTTTTTCTATAAGATCATTAGCTTCTTTATCTTGTGATAAACCAACAGAATCTTTAGGTCGTTCCATTTTATCTGCAAAGTAGCCTTCTATTGAAAACCCTTTGACTTTACCTGTTTTTACATAGTCATTCCAGACTTCATCATTGTTGACTTTTACAGCTCCCATCCAAGTACCTAAAGGTACATTCATACCATACTTTCTAGACTTGTCGTGTACTTCATCTTCAACAAGCCAAGATTCTACTAAACTTAAACCACTTAATGAATGTTGGTGTTCTAATGTTGAATTGTTTTGGTTACCTTTTGTCAAATACATTTGGGATGCTTTCAATACCGTATCTTTAGAGAAGTATATATAATATTCATCTTCTCCATTATTTCGATATATAGGCTTATTTGGGATTAATAAAGCTCCCATTAATATCTTTTTTTCTTTATCTATTTCTGCAAGTTTTATTTCATTACTTTTTAAAGCAATAAAATCTTCTTCAATGGCAGGACTTTCAACTATGGATATTGCTTCGATTCCAGAAGCATCTTGATTTTCGTCAAGTATTAATTCGACTATTTTCATATGTTATATAACGTTTTTAATTAATAATTTTGCATTTATATCGTAGCACCCTCTACAATATTTCTTTCTAGTCCTTGTGCAGTCGTAACATCATTACTTACAACAAATGCTTTTACAGGTTCATTAGCTTGTGTTCCTATTGCTTCTGCTAATTGACTTGTTTCTCCTTGACCTACTACATTAAACGCTGGTGGTGCTGATGGTGTTGGGGGAACTGCCGAACCACCTCCACCTACTGAAACTCCTGCTGGTGGTGTAGGATCAGGTGTTGATGTAATTGTTTTTACATTTGCAATACCTGCTGCAGTAACTGCTGCTGCACCAATAAATCCAAATATACCTCCTTGAGCTAATGCCTTTGTAGCACCTGCATAAGTATCTCTAATAGCTTGTACGATTGCAATAGCTTTACCAAACTTTGAGTTTGCTCCCACAATACCTGCAATATCTGTTAATGCTTGTGTAGTTAATTGTGCTTTTGATTTATTTAAGTCTTTTTCAATTTGTACTTGTTGATTTGCGTTTTCTTGTTGATATGCTAATAGTTCGTTGTTGGCATCTACATAGGCTTGTGTTCCTTGTTGGTATTGATTCCTTTTTTCTTCTAATCTTTTTGATTCTATTTCTCCTTCTTTTTCTGCTATATCTAATTGTGCTTGTAATTTTAAATAATCGTTTTCTATTTGTTCTGCAACAAATTCAGATTGTGCTTTATTTCTTTCTGCTTCTGCATCACTTATAGACAGGTTTAATTCTTTTTGTTCACGATCTAATGCCAGATCATTTGCTTTTTGTTCTGACCTAAATCCAGCTACTTGTGCTTGTACTGCTAATACTTCGTTTTGTGCTTCTAATAATGCTATTTGGTTTTCATCATTACCATTTTTCTTAAATTGAGCTTCTGCAGCTACAAGTATAGCATTAGCATTACCTAACATTGCTTTTTCTTGTTCGTCTAATACTGCGTTTAATTCATCGTTTGCTTTCTTTCTATCTGCTATTGTATTTCTTTCTTCATCTCTTACTTGTCTTAATTTTTCAGCTTGTAAATCATATTTTTCTATTAAACCTTGATTAGCTACTGCTGCAAGTTCTGCTGTTTTAGATAAGTTAACATTTTCTGTTGCAGCTTTAACAGTTTCTTTTACATAGTTAGAAGTAGCTGTTACTACATTATCTACTGCTTCTACTGTTTTATCAAATGAATCATCAACACCTGTAACAACATCTACTAATTCTTTACCTGCATTTTTAGCTGAATCTAAAGCACCAGCAAAATCTCCTTTAAATACTTTAACTACTGCTTCGGCTAAAAAACCTAATGTATCTATTGATGATTGTACTCTTTCAATAACATTTTTTACTATAGCATTTCCAAAATCAATCATAT